ACGCATAATCAAGTATTATCTTATTTACACAAAGCAATTAAACCAGTAAATCAATTAAGAATGATTGAGGACGCTGTTGTAATTTATCGTATCGCAAGAGCACCTGAAAGAAGAATATTTTATATTGATGTAGGTAACTTACCTAAAATCAAAGCCGAACAATATTTAAGAGATGTTATGGCAAGATATAGAAATAAACTTGTCTATGACGCAAGTACAGGTGAAATAAGAGACGATAGAAATTATATGTCTATGTTAGAAGACTTTTGGTTACCTCGTAGAGAAGGTGGGAGAGGAACTGAAATTACTACTTTACCTGGTGGTCAAAACTTAGGTGAGATTGCTGACATAGAGTATTTTCAAAAGAAACTTTATCGTTCACTTAACGTGCCGATTAGTAGATTAGAAAGTGGTACAGGATTTAATCTTGGCCGAGCTGCAGAAATTAGTAGAGATGAAGTTAAGTTTACTAAATTTGTAGGTCGTTTAAGAAAGAAATTTTGTATGTTATTCCACGATCTGTTAAAAACACAATTAATACTTAAAGGTATTATTGCACCTGAAGAATGGGATTCAATTGCAGGTGATATAACTTATAGTTTCTTACAAGATGGATACTTTGCTGAATTAAAACATACAGAAATGTTAAGAGAAAGAATTGGTCTTGTTAGAGATTTAGAATCATATATTGGTAAGTATTTCTCAAACGAATACATTAGAACCAAAATATTAAAACAAAATGAACAAGAACAAGAAGAAATTAATAACCAAATCAAAGAGGAACAACCTGAACAACCACAAGAAACAGAACCTACAAAAGAAACTGAGCCTGTGGATCAAGGAAATGACTCTACGGTTTAATAATTAATAAAAGGTATAAATAATAGTATGACTAAAGAAAATATAAAAAATTTTGTTAATTCACTTGAAAAAGGAAATAACGATCAGGCAACGACAGATATTAAAAATGCTCTTGCTGACAAAGTTACAAGTGCTTTAGACGATCAAAAAGTTGATGTGGCAAGATCAGTATTTACAAGTGCAGTAGGAGTTAAAGCTCCAGAAGCAAATGTGTTTACTGGAAATGACATACCAGCGGGAGATGTTTCAAGCAATGAAGACGCTCAGTAAATTTAGAGAAGAAACTGTAACTGAAGCAAACGATTATAAAAGAACTAGGCAGTATAATAAACTTACGCCTAAATTAAAACAAGCAGTCGATATGGTTTTCAAAGCTGCTGACAAAGATGCAGATGTAATTGCTAACTTTGAAAAAAATGTTAATACAGCTGCTAAAAAATATAATGTAAAAGTTAGTGATCTTATGAAATATTTTGATAATGAAACATTAACAATATTAAGGAAATAAAAATGGCACAAACATTTATAGTAAAAGGTAGTAACATAGATAATCCAAGTGCAAACACTATTGGTAATGCTAACTTTGTTAGAGTACACGCAACATCAGCAACTACTTTAACAGTTACAGATGGACAAGATGTTCCTGTAACTTTAGGTACTGTATATATCGCTAGCGGTGATACAGTTATTATTGAAAAAGCACCAAAGGATAAAATAACTTGCAGTAACTCAAAAGTATCTGCTGTTGGTTCTCCAAGAAGTTAATTATGTTATGGCAATCACTACTACTAAACTAGCAGACGATAACTTTAAAGTAATCATAAAAGCAAGTGGTGTAGGAAGTGAAACAAAAGAATTATTATTAGACGCTTCAGAATTATCAGGTGCAACATCAAGTCCTAACTTGTCAATTGCACACTTATATTATGAAATACTTGGCACAGGAAATATAACATTATTTTTTGATGCTGAAGTTGATGAAGAAGTAACTACTACTTTTAGTGGTAGAGGTAATTATGGTTTAAAAAAAAATGAACCAAAAATTAAACAAGGTGATACAGGACTTACGTTAGTTAACCCCACAGGTGATATTTTATTATCGTCTGACAGTAACGTAATAAGTTATAATATCATTATAGAGTTTAGAAAAGAAAAAGGATTTACAAATGGCTGATACAGTTTCAAGTCTTACAATTGCAGACACAAGCGGTGTAAAATACACAGCAAAATTTACAAACTTCTCAGACGGTACAGGTGAAACTTTAGTTAGAAAAGTTGATGCTTCAGCAACTACTTTTATGACCGAAGATGGTAATAGAAAAATATCAAAAATATACTGGTCTGTCAATACTGCTAACCCTAAATCAGGCGTAGAAATCATATGGAATGGTGCAACAAATGCCACCGCAGTTTTCTTATCTGGTCAAGGTTTTTGGGACTTACGAGCAGATGGAAACGAAATAACTAACAATTCAACTACTCCAACAGGTGATGTTTTGTTCTCAACTAAGAATTTTGCAAATGGTGATAATTACACAATTTTAGTGGAGTTTAGATAACAATTTGTATAAATAATAGAGAGAATTTAGAGATAGATACAAATGAAGTTAATTACTGAAGAAATAGAACAAGCCGAATACATTGTTGAAGAAGCAGGAAATGGAAAGAAAAACTATTCCATTAAAGGCATCTTTATGCAATCGGATATGAAAAATAAAAATGGGCGTGTTTATCCTAAAGAAATATTACAAAAAGAAGTCGCTAGATATAATAGAGAGTTTATAAACAAAAATCGTGCTTTTGGCGAACTAGGTCATCCAGATGGTCCCACCGTCAACCTAGAAAGAGTTTCGCATATGATAAAAGCACTCTATCCAGAAGGAAATAATTTTATTGGAGAGGCAAGAGTCTTAGATACACCATATGGAAAAATTGTGAAATCACTTATAGATGAAGGTGCAAGACTTGGAGTTTCTTCCAGAGGTATGGGTACATTAAGAAACATTGGCGGTGCTAATGTTGTATCCGATGACTACTATCTTGCTACAGCAGCTGACATAGTTGCAGACCCAAGTGCTCCAGACGCTTTCGTAGAAGGCATAATGGAAGGCAAAGAATGGGTATGGGATAATGGGATTTTGAAAGAGCAAGAGATAAATGAATTAAAATTACAAGCAGATAGAAATGATAGAATGAGACGTGCTGAAATTAATGCAAAAGTCTTTGAATCGTTTCTTAAAAAGCTGTAATTTTATAAATAGTAATTGACTTTTTTATAAAAATAAATTACTAAAAACTAAAAAGGGTAGAGGAGAAAATAACAATGGCTGACAATAATATGGCAGATTTGCCTAAAAAGAATGCCGCTCCAGCGGAGGCTCCAAAGTCTCTAGGCGCTACTATTCAAAACGTTATCAGTAAGGCAATAACAAGTCCAACTGATGGCAAAATTGATTTCGCACAAGGGGTTAATCACATTACTGGTGACCCACAACAAAAAAGTGCAGGCGCAGCTGACAGTATGCAAACTTTAAAAGCTCAAGCAGAAAAAGAAGATGAAAAGAAACAAGACATCAAAGCTGCTTACGAAGCTGACGAAAAAGAAGAAAAAAAAGAAAAAGAAGAAGTTAAAGAAGTTTCACACGAAGATGAAAAGAAAAAAGATATGAAAGAAGGTGAAATGCCTCAAGCTGCTTTAGACGCTCTTAAAAAGAAACAAGACGCTAAAGAAGAATACGGTAAAGATGATGAAAAGAAAAAAGACGTGAAAGAAGCTGAAGAAAAAGAAGACGAGAAAGACGAAGACGAAGAAGAAGAAGAAAAAAAAGATGTTAAAGAAGCAGATGAGAAAAAAGAAGATGAAAAAGAAGATGAAAAAGAAATGAAAAAAGAAACTGCTCACGACAAAGTTAAAAAAATGGATATGAAAGAAGACGTTAAAGCTTTAACTGATGGCGAAGGCTTATCAGAAGAATTTAAAGTAAAAGCGGCTACTATCTTCGAATCTGCTGTTAAAGCAAAACTCGTTGAAGAAATTGAGAAATTAGAAAGCGAATACGAAGATAAACTTGCTGAGAAAACTGAAGAAGTTAAATCAGAAATAGTAGAAAAAGTTGACGCTTATCTAAACTATGTTGTCGAACAATGGATGAAAGACAACGAATTGGCAATTGAAAAAGGACTTAGAACAGAAATTTCAGAAGACTTTATCAATGGCCTTAAAAACTTATTTGAGTCTCACTACATTGAAGTTCCTTCTGAGAAGTACAATGTAATTGAGGATCAAGCTGCTAAAATTGATGAGTTAAATAAAAAACTTAACGAGTCAATTGAACAAAACGTTGAACTTAACCAAAAAATCGGTGAGTTTGCTAGAGAAGACATACTACAAGATGTAGGATCTGATCTTGCTGAAACTGAAAAGGATAAGTTTAAAGGTTTAGCAGAAAATATTGAATATAAAGACGCTGGTGATTTCAGAAAGAAATTAGAGACTGTAAAAGAATCTTATTTCCCAAGATCAAAAGCGAGTGACGAATCTAATGATGTGGCGGAAAGTAGTTCTGAAGCAGATGTATCAAATCTGACAGGTTCTATGGCTGCATATACCGCCGCTATTAGTAAAACAAAAAACAAGAAGTTGTATTAATTTCTTGTTAGTTAACTAACAATAATAAGGAGAGATAGAAAAATGTTTTTATCTGAAGCAATACAAAACAAATGGCAGCCTGTGTTAGATCATCCTGATCTTCCAAAGATCACGGACTCTTACAAAAGAGCTGTTACATCTGTTATATTGGAGAACCAAGAAAAAGCTTTGAAAGAAGACGCTGCATTTTTAAGTGAAGCGGCTCCATCAAATGCTACTGGTGCTTCAATTCAAAACTGGAATCCAATCCTTATATCCCTAGTTAGAAGAGCTATGCCAAATCTTATCGCATACGATATTTGCGGCGTACAACCAATGTCAGGACCAACTGGTTTGATATTTGCTATGAGAAGCAGATACTCAACACAAGGTGGAACTGAAGCTCTTTTTGACGAAGCGGATACAGATTTTTCTGGCAGAAACGCTGCTGGTTCATCTGTGGATGGATTTTCATCAACTGCTCATTCTGGAGAAAACCCAGCAGTATTAAATGACTCACCAATTCCTGGTGCTGGTCCAAACTATACTGTAGGAACTGGAATGACAACTGCTGCTGCTGAAGCTCTAGGCGATGCTTCTGGCAACGCTTTTGCTGAAATGGCTTTCTCAATTGAGAAATCAACTGTTACTGCAAAATCAAGAGCACTTAAAGCAGAATACACAATGGAATTAGCACAAGACCTTAAAGCAATCCAC